AAAAAGAATACGTTAAAGGTAGACCGACAATAGTGGCACATCCTGCTATAACTAACTATAATGCATCTACAAAAGCAATGAACACAACTGCTTCTCAATTATCTAAACTTTTCGATAAGTTAGGAGAGAGTGATAAAGCAGGAATTGACTTAAAAGAAATTTTAGGGAAAGGCTCAGAGTAATGTTAGTAGAAAAATCTATTAAATATGCTAAAGATGTATTAGTTGGAAAAGAAATTACTACTAATGAAGTTAAATGGGAGTGTCAACGTTTTTTAGATTTACTAAAAGAACAGAAAAAGAAAAGTTGTAAGTATTATTTTGATGAAGAAAAACTAGAAACTATTGATAATTTACTTAAAGTAATGACAATGGCAACTGGTGTAGATGGTATCAGAGGACAAAGTGTTAACGAAACATTAGCACCGTTTCAATGTTTCTTCATAGCAAATGTATTTGGTTGGAGATTTAAAGCAAAGAAAAAGGTATTTAAGTATCGTGAGATAACGTTATTTATCCCACGTAAGAATGCTAAAACATTTACTTGTGCTTTAATCTTCTTAATTCTAATGCTTACAGAGGAAGATTATTCAGAGTTTTATTCAATATGTATTGATAGGGAGTTATCCGGGGAGGTTAAGAAAGCTATTGTTCAATTAATAGAGAACAGTCCAGCTTTACAACCTTATTTCAAGTTAACTTCTACATTAGCAGGGAAAATTACCTGTACATTGAATAAAAATACATATCAAGCAAGGACTGCTGTAGCAAACAGTAATAACGCTATCCGTCCTGCTGCATTCATCGCCGATGAAGTTGGAGCGTTTAAAACTAAAGATAATATCAAAGCAATGGAATCAGGACAATTAAACGTAACCAACCCTCTAATGTTTAAAATCACTACTGCTTATGCAGAAGATAAAAGTATCATGTTAGAAGAACTTGATTATCTTAAAAAGATATATGCAGGAACTGAAAAGGATGAACGATTATTTGCTTTACTTTATTATGCAGATGAAGAAAATCTTTGGACGGAACACGGTTTGCAAATGAGTAACCCTTTACGTATAGAAGATAACTATGAAAGTATCAGACGTATGAGAACAAAAGCATTAAGTGTTGAGAGTGATAAAGCAGAGTATCTAACTAAACATATGAATCACTTCTTACCAACACTTAGTGGAGAAGAATACATTGATATTAATAAAGTCAAAGAGTGTATTGTACCTATGGTTGATTTTAGTGGTAGAGATGTATATGTAGGACTTGACTTAGCGTTAAGTACAGATAACTTAGCTGTAAGTGTAGCAAGCCTTGATGATGATGGAGAAACTATATTATTAGATAGTTGGGCTTTCATACCTGCAGGAAAAATGGAAGAGAAGAGTAGGAAAGAAAGAACTAACTATCGTTCACATATAAGCAGGGGTAATTGCTTTGCTTGTGGAGATGAAGTAGTAGATTATGCTTTCGTAGAGAGTTTTGTAATGGACTTAGAAGAAGAATTAAACTGTAATGTAATGGCAATAGGGTACGATATATGGAATAGTGCAAGTACTATACAGAAGCTAGAAGAAAATGGTTATTTAACGGTCGCTGTTAAGCAACATAGTAGTGTATTACACCCTACAGTTAAATTAGTAGAAGAAAAGATACTGAATAAAGAAATTCAGTTTGAAGACAATCCGTTACTTATCCAAAACTTCCAAAATGCAAGGTTAGTAGAAGATAATAACAGAAATAAATACGTAAATAGAAAGAAAAGCACTGGAAAAATAGATATGTTGATGTCTACATTCAGTGCTGTTCATTTATTAACAGAGAATGAAATACTAGGGAATACGTTTATAAGTGCTGTTTTATAGTCCTAAATAAGACTTAAAAAGGTTTAATAACGGAGGGAAGGAGGATAATATGGGAATTTTCGGAAATCTGTTCACAAGAGAAGTAAAAGAAACAAAACCAGCTTTATTTGAAGAAGTTTTTGGAGTTGCTAGTGATAGAGTTACCATTGATGATGCTTTGGAGATACCTATTGTAAATGCTTGTGTATCAAGAGTAAGTGATGTTATAGCATCTACTGACTTAAAGCTGTATAAGAAAACAGATAAAGGTAGAGAAGAAGTAGAAAATGATAGTAGGGTAAAACTACTTAATACAAGAGTAGATAATGGTTCAATCAATAGTTTTGAACTGAAAAAGTTAATGGTTAGAGATTATTTCTTAAAAGGACACTGCTATTTCTACATAAAACGTAAAGGAAATACAGTTGAAGATATTGCTTACTTGGAAAATGTAGCGATAAATCATAATCACGACCCTTTCAACAAAGTTTATACAATTCTTGCTTACGATAGGACGTTAAGACCTTATGAAACACTTAGAATTACTAGAAATAGTAAAAATGGTATTAAAGGTAAGTCGATAATTGAAGAAACAGGACTACATTTTCTACTGATTATTAAAACAATGGAACGACTTCTAATGGATGCTAAACGTGGTTTCCTACCTAAAGGAATGTTCAAAATGGAGAAGAACATTAAAGATTTAGATAAAATCCGTGATGATGTTAAAAGAATGTTAAATGATAACAATAGTGGATATGTCTTCATGAATAGTACTATCCAGTACGAACCTTTGGAGAAGAAAAAAGATGCAGAAAATGAAGCAAAAGCAAATACTTCTGAATTAAATAAAATTGCTGCTATGTTCGGAGTACCTGTAAGTATTATCAACGGTGGAGCGAATGAAGAAGATAAATTTAACTTTATCAACTTCACTATCCTACCTCTACTAGCAAACATTGAGTCTAGTTTAAATAGAGATTTACTTACAGAACGTGAACAAGGTAAATACTATTTTGCTTTTGATACAAAAGAGTTGCTTAAAGGAAACTTGAAAGAACGTTTTGAAGCGTATCAGTTGGCAATTAAGAATAACATTATGAGTATGGACGAAGTACGTGATTTAGAGAATATGCCACGACTTAATTTTGGTTTCTATAAGTTTAATATTGCAGATGCTATGTATTACAGAGATGATGATAACGATATAAATATGTTAGTCAACGTAAATACAAATACTGCTATTGACTTAAATCAAGTGCTTAATACAAAGAGTGAGAGTGGTGTAATGGACTTCAATCCGAATCATAGTAAGAGTGTTTTAAATCAAAACCAAAATATAAACTCTATTGAACAGACCGACAAAAATGTCGGTTTGCTAGATGAAACACTTGAAAATAAAGGGGAAGGCCGTGAAGATGATAAAAGGTTGAATAAGAAAGGAAAGGAGGTAAAGTAGATGAAAATTAGAGTTTTGGATAATAAAGCTATTATTAGTGGATATGTTAACGTAGCAGAGAGAATTTCCAAAAGGTTAAAAGAAAATGGTACTGAATTTTACGAAAAAGTAAAAGAAGGTGCTTTCGGAGATGCTGTAAGACGTAACAATAATATCAAAATTCTGTTAAACCATGACTATCAACGTGAATTAGGTAATACCACTAGCAATTTAACAGTATATGAAGATAGTATCGGTTTATATGCAGAAGCAGAAATTACTGATGCAGAAGTAGTACAAAAAGCGAGAAATAATGAATTAAGTGGTTGGAGTTTTGGCTTTGTACCACTCAAGGAACATATCAATGAAACGTATAGTGATATACCATTAAGGACTGTAGAAAGTCTTAATTTATATGAAGTATCTATCTTAGATAATGCTCATATACCTGCTTATAATTCAATGAGTTTAAATGTGAGAGATGTAACACATGAACCTATTGAGATTAGAAGCTATGAAAACTTAAATATTACGGTTGATAAACCACAAGAAGAGTTGCAGCGAGAAGTTGACAACTCTATTTTTATTGACAAAATAGACGAATTTTTAAAAGAGAGGAACTTATAAAATGAATTTAAAACAATTAATCGAATTAAGAAATGAAAATATTACAGATTTACAAGCATTAAAAGAAATTGCTAAAACAAGAACAATTACAGATGAAGAAAATACAAAATTTGAAAAATTAACAGAAGAAATCCGTTCTCTAGATACACGTATTAAAGTATTAGAAGTAGAAGAAAGAGAATTAGTAAATGCAGAAGTGGATAAACTAGATGTATCACAAGAATTACGTGAGTTCTTAAAAAATCCATCAATCTCATTACGTGCTTATGGAACAGGAGTAGGGAATGTATTTAAAGCATCAGATGCAGGTGCTATTATTCCTAAAACATTATCAGATAGAATTATCGAAAAAATCCTAGCAGAGTCTGATGTTTTACCAAAACTAACTAAATATTCATTAACTGGAGAGCTTTTAATTCCTAAATTTGATGCATCTACATTATCAGTTGCATTCTATGAAGAGTTCGCAGAAACAGTTGAAAGTAATGCACAATTCACAAGCATTAAACTTACAACTTTCCGTATTTCAGGACTATTAAAAATTGCACAAGAATTAATTCACAATGTTAAGTTTGATATTGAATCATTCTTAACTTCAAAAATTGCAGAATCATTCAGATTATTCTTAGAAAAATCAGTAGTACAAGGTGCTGTAGGTAAGTTTGATAGTTTATTTACTGCTTCTACTGAAAACACATTAACGTTAGCTAAAAAAGATACATATTCAATCAATGATTTAATTGATTTACAAGCTAAATTAAAATCAGCGTTTCAATCTAAAGCTGTATTTGTAATGCACAAAGATACATTAACAATCTTACGTAAATTACAAGACAACAACGGACAATACTATGTACTTCCTGATGTAACAAGAGGTTTTGGTTTACAAGTGCTTAATACTTCAATCTTAACTACTGATTATGCACCAGCAGGACAAGTATTATATGCAGATTTATCAGCTTATGGACTATGTGCATCAGAAGAAATGAATATCCGAGTGTTAAATGAGAAATTTGCTACTCAACACGCTGTAGGGGTATCAATCCACGGACAATTTGGTGGTAAAATCGTTGACGACCAAGCGTTCGCACTACTTAAAAACAAAGAATAGGTAGGTAAGTAAGATTGACTGAAATTTGTTTAGAAGATGTAAAAAATTATTTAAGAATACTTGATAATTCAGAGGACGGTCAATTAGAGCTTTTATTAGATAGTGCTGTTGAGTATATAGCAAACCATACTGGACTAAATGAAGGTGTAGTAAGGACTAAAAGCGATATACGAACTGCACTACTAGTATTAGTTAGTGACTTCTACTGGAATAGAGATTATCAAACAGGAAATAAATATCATAATAAGTTAGTCGAAAACATTATAGAGAATAATAGAACTAACTTTATAGCATAGGAGGTACTTTATGGTTATTCAAACAGGAATGTTTAATAAGAAAGTTACCTTTATTAAATATACGGTTGTAACTAACTCTTTCGGAGCCAGAGGAAAACGAGAGGAAACAGAGTTGTTTCAAGCGTATGGATATATTAGTAATTTAAGAAATAGTGAGTTTTGGGAAAGTAGACACAGCAATGATAAGAGTAAATTGCGATTGAGAATAAGATTTACACCAAAAGTACTAGACTTAGACACTAAAACGTGTTTTGTAAAGATAGATGATAAAACATGGAACATACTTTCTATTGAGAATGTACTTAATAGGAACAAAGAATACTTGATGTATTTGGAGTATAAAGATGAGTAATATAGTTAGCGTTGAAATTGAAGATTTTGGCAACTTTGAACAATGGGTGGAAAATTATCCTAGAAAAGTGTATGTAGTCGCAGAAAAGAGTGGAGCGAAAGCAGGAAGAGAAACTAGAAAGATATTACTTACAACTTCACCAGCAAAAAGTGGGAAATACGCAAAAGGTTGGAGTGTAAGAAATAAATCAACGCTAGCAGGAGGAGTAGATTTTTCTATTCATAATAAAGCAAGACCACACTTAGTACACTTGCTAGATGATGGACACGAGATGTTTCTATTTGGTAAATATACAGGTAAGAGAGTACCTGCAAAACCACACTTTGAAGCTGCTAAAAGAAAGGCAGGAGATTTATTTGAACAATATCTTGACAAAGGTTTACGAGAGCTTGACTAAAGTCGGAGTACCTGTAGCATACTTCAATTTTGATACTACAGAGGATATTCAAGCTCCATTTATAATTTTTAGAAATACTAAAAAAATAGTTAGTGCAGATAGCGATATTTATTGTTACGAGCATGACTTTAATATAGAGTTTTATCACCATGGAAATGATGAAGAACTAGTAGAAAAATTCAGAGAAGCGTTGTACAGAGTAAAGAAAGTAGTGTTATACGAACAAACACCACTAGACGGAGTTATTTTATTACGTGCAACGTTTAGTTTATTAGAAGATGAAATTACAGAAAAAATACAAGAAACAGAGGAGAATATAGTAAATGAGTAACAAATATATGTTTAATTTAAAAAATGTTCATTATTCAATCGTTACAGTAGGAGATAACGGTGCTTTACAATATGGTGCTGTTAAGCGATTAATGGGAACTACAGAGCTTACAATGGAGTTAGAACAAAGTTCAGAGAAACACTTTTCAGAAGGACTAGTTTACTTTGTAACAACATCAAGTGCAGGTTATAAAGGAGAGTTATCAATTTATACTGTAGATGCAGAGTTTGAAAAAGAAGTATTAGGACTTAAAGAAGATAGTAAAAAAGTTCAGTACGAATCTATGTACGACCAAACAAAAGAAATTGCTTTGCTATTTGAAGTAGACGGAAACGAAAAAGAAGAAAGACACTGCTTATTACGTGTTAAATTCTCAAAACCTAAATACGAATACAAAACTACTACTGATAAAGTAGATGTACCTGTATTAAAACTTTCTTATGAAGGACTTTCAAATGAAAAAGGTATCGGACGTATTAAAACGTCTAAAGAAACAGATGGAGATGTTTACAAAAACTGGTTCAAGAGTGTATATACACTTGCTGTAGAAGAATAATAAAAAAAGGAGCTTATTACAATGGAATTAAAAATCGGAAAAAATACGTATGAAACAAAACAAGTTACAGGAGATTTTCCTATTAAATTTTATAGGGAAACTGGACTAGATATTTTCTCTTTAGAGGAAGAAAATATGAGTATCTTACAACGATATGAAATTTTGTTGAATGTAGCATATTCATTAGTAGGTAGAACAGACTCATTAGAGGAGTTCTCAAGTGAGTTTACTATTACTGATTTAATCGGAGCATATAGCGATATTATGAATTGTTACATGGAAACTACAGAATCTAAAGTAGAAGATAAAACAGAAAAAAAAAGACGATAAGAAAGATGACGACCCCACTTTATTTACTTAGATGTAAGCAAGTGGGGTATTCTTATGCAGATTTAAAGGAAATACCTATGAGTGTTATTCAAGGAAGTTTTATTGAACAAGGTAATGACTCATACGATTATCCACTTAAAGCAACTCAAAAAGAGATAAATATGCTTTAAGAAACATTAAATTTTAGAGGAAAGGAGGAGAACAAATGGCACTAGAAGAAAGAGGTAGACGGATAACCTTAAAAGCAGATATATCACAATTAAAAACTGCTTTTAATAAAGTAAATGCACTTGCTAGAGAAAGTAAAACAGAGCTTAGGAAGATAGGACAAGCATTAAAGTTCGACCCTCACAACGTAGCTTTATTAACTCAAAAACAACAAGAACTAAATAGAGTTGTAGCACAAAATCATAAACTAATCGGAAACTTGAAAAAACAAATTGAGAAACACGTAGAGTGGGGAGATACTAGAGGAGAAAAAAAATTAACTACTGACCTAGAAATTTTACGTTCAGTAAATGAAGGTTTTAAAGCTAGTTTAAAAGAAACAAAACATCTTTTAAATAACATTGCTAGCGTTAGTGGACTAGCAAAGCTGGATAAAGAACTACAGTCAAGCAGAAGTAATGTAGAGCGACTAAATAAGGCTTTAAAGCTAGATACAACAAACGTAAGTAATTTAGCTCATAAATTTCTTGAGTTACAGTCACAAGAGGACTCTTTATTAAAGAAAACTCATATACTGACACAAGACTTAAAGAAAATCGACTTTAAAGTCAATCCACAAGGTTATTTAGAATTGAAATCTAAATTAGAGCAAGCGAAAGTAGAAGCAACTCAAGTTAGATTAGAGCTAGATAAGTTAGGTGGTGCTAAATTCAATCCTGTAATTGCACAACTTGAAAAGCTAGATAATGAAATTAAGAAAAGTCGAGAAAGTAGCAAACTACTTAAACAGGCTTTAGATATTAAACCCACTAGCTTAACAAAGAGTATGCATTTAGAAGAAACACGTACTCAACTAGATAAAACTAGAGAGAAGATAAAACTACTTAAATCTGAACTTTCTAAAGTGAATACTAATGAAAGTAGAGGAGAGTTCATCAAACTGACTGGTAAAATAGCAGAGAGTGAAAAGCACGTTAAAGAATTAATTCATAGCGTAGGAATTTTAAACGCTAGAAAATTAGATGGTGTAAGAGGTAGTTTTAGTGCAATAGGAAGTTCGTTAGATAGCAATGCACAAAAAGTAGCTAACTTTGGTAGAAACTTTACTTTCGGTTATACATTACCAGTAACGTATGGAGCAAAAAAAGTTGTAGACAGCTTTGTAGAAACAGATAATGCTTTAAGACGAGTTGCAGCTGCCGCATCTGATGGAGTGGCTAGTAAATTTACAAAATCTTTTGGAGAGATTGAAGTAGCTGCTAAAAAAGCATCTGATGGAAGTGTTTATAGTATCAAACAAGTAGCTAGTGGTATGGAAGAACTAATTAAAGCTAACTGGAATCAAAAAGATGCTCAAGAGCAAGTAATCAATGTAATGAACCTTGCGAAAGTGGAAGGAATGGAGTTAGCACAAGCGACTGAAATAGTTGCAGATGGACTAGCTTCTTTTGGTTTAAAAGCTAATGAAACTGCTAGATTTACAGATGTTTTAACAACTGCATCTATTAAATCGACAACTGATATTACTAAAATGGGAGAAACGTTAAAATACGTTGCTCCGATAGCAGGTACTTTAGGGTATTCAATAGAAGACACAGCAACTGCAATAGCAATTATGGCCAGTAATGGTATTAAAGCGTCGGTTGCAGGTACTTCATTAAGAGGTGGACTAACCAACTTAGTTAAACCATCAGCAGAAGCAAAAGCAGCATTACAAAAAGTTGGATTTAGTATGCTTGATGCAAACGGAAATACAAAACCGTTCTTACAAGTTATTTCTGAACTTAGAGAAAAAACTAATGGAATGACAAAAGCACAAAAACAACAGTTCGCAGCAACAGTTTTTGGTAAAACTGCAATGAGTGGTTGGTTAGCTATTTTAAACGCTTCAAAAGACTCAATAGATGATGTTTCAAACTCCATTAAAAATTCAGCAGGAGCTACTAAAGAAATGGCAGACCAACTGAATAGTGGTGCAGGTGGTGCGATTGAAAAATTCAAAGCAGCGTTAAGTAATGCAGCTTATGAAACAGGTAAAGCATGGGGACCAGCACTTAAATCTATAGCAGAAGGAGCTACACAATTATTAAAAGCATTTAACGAGTCAAGTGATGGAACAAAACGTTTCATTACTGGACTAATAGGAATTACTGCAGCTGCAGCTCCATTAACTTGGGCGATAGGTAGTTTAATTTCACCATTTATTAAGTTCAAAAACTTATTATCAACTTTAAGAACTGCTAAAACAGTAGCGGAAATGGGAGGAGTTGCTAGTAAAACAAGTTTATTAGCAAGAGCGTTCGCTGCTGTACCTCCACATATGAAGTTGTTTGTAGGAGCAACTGCTTTAGTAGGTGGAGGACTATTGTATCTAAAAAATAAATACGACCCACTAATGGTTGCTCATAGAAAAGCAATAGAAAGTGCAGATAAAGTAGGAGAAGCCTTTAAACGTGTAGGAGAGTCAGCAAAAGATTTTGGAGATAAAATTAAACAGTCAAGTGATATTTTCGAAAATATTTTTGGAACAACTAATAAATTTTCCGAAAATATAAACAACTTAGCTAATGAAACTCAAACTGGTTTTGATAAGATTAGAAATATTTTATCTAATGCAGCGAATGCAAATAGAGAGATAACTAAACAAGAAGCACAAGATATAAGTGCTAATTATAACGAATTAGTAAATTCTCTTAATAAACGTGTAGCAGCAGAAAATCAAGGATATAATCAAGTAGTGCAAATAGCGAGAAATGCAGCAGCTAATAAAGGTATAACTGACGCAGCTTATGAAACTCAATTTGCTTCTCATATAAGTAAAATAGGAGAAATTCATGAACAATCTAAACAAAGTACCCAAAAATGGTATGATAATTTAGTTGCAATAAATAGTCAACTACCACCACACTTACAGTTGAATATGGATAAGATAAATGAAGTATATCAACAAGCGTTAGTTCGTGATAGACAAAATTATAGTCAAAGTACACAAGTTGCTATTCAAGCGTATTCTGAAAGGTATCAAATTGAAAACGGCTTTATTTCTGATTTAAAAACTGCCAAAACAGGTATGGAAGAAGTTGAGAAACAACACCAACAACGTATGAAGGAAAATCGTGAAATAGCACGAGGAGATATTCAATTACAACGTACAATGGATGCTCAAGAAGATAAACGTTATGCAGAAGAAAAAGCGTGGCACTATAGAGATTTAGAAAGTAAATTTGATGAACATAAAATCAAACATGTAGGACAATGGTTAGCAGCTATCCAAGATAATATTCAAAAAGGTGGAGAGTTAACTGCTAGTCAAGCATCAAACGTACAAGCCTTTCTTGCTACAATGAATACTTTACCTGAAGAAACTAGAAATAAAATCACACAAGGTTTAAAAGATGCTGGTATTGATATAGATACTTTAGGTACAAGTTTAGCATCACAAATGCAAAGGCAAGGAGTATCTTTAAATAATCAATTTGCTGGTGGTTTATTATCAGAGAAACCAAGTGTAGATAATGCTATTAAAGTAACATTAAATTCTGTTACTGATAGTGTAAATAGAGCTTCTTTATTATCACAAGGACAAAAATTAATGCTAACTGGACGTGATGGTATAGCAGCAGGGAAACCAGCTGTTGATACTGCTATGAATGCAATAATGGAAGGTGCAAAAAGTAAAGTTCAAAATACTAATATGTCGCCAGTTGGACGTGAGAAATCACAACAATTAGGACAAGGTATTAAATCAGCAGATGGAGAAGTATGGAATGCAGCTTCACAAACTGCTAACCATGGTAAAAACGGAGCAGGAAGTGTAAGTTTCACTGGAGTTGGTGCTTCTATGACTATAGGAATGGCAAACGGAGCGAGCAATCAAAGTGGAACATTAATGAGTACTATGCGAAGCCTTGCTAGTGCAGCGTGGCAAGCAGCTAAAGCAGCTTTAGGTATTAACTCACCATCACGTGTATTCAAACGTGAAATAGGTTACTGGATAGCTCCGGGTATCGCAGAAGGTGTAACATCTAATGCAGGAACTTTATACACTAGTATTAAAGATACAATGCTTAAAGGAGTTGAAACTGCTAAAAACTTCAATTTTTCTGAAAAACTATCAAACATGGTAGACTTCAAAACTGCAGGTAACTATGCAATCCAACATAGTGTATCTCAAAATACATCAGTTATAGAAACATTAAACGTATTAATTAATAAAGTTAACGACTTAGAATTAAGAAGTGATGTTTACTTAGATGGAGATAAAATCGGAAATGCTACTTATAAACGACACGAGGTAATAGATAGGAGGTTAGGTTTAGTATGATAATTTGGAAGGATGAAACAATGCTACTAGATACTGATATTTATAAACTTAACTTAGGTGTCTTAAACTTTGAAGATTATCAAGGAGCAAGCGAGAAGTTAGTGAAAACTGAAAGTGTTAGTTTTAATGATGACCATGTGTATCGACCTAACACTTTCAGAGGTTACTCAACTACAATGGATATAGTAGTTAGAGAAACTAAAAAACGTGAATTTATAAATGCTTTAAGACGTGGTAACAGGTTAACATTACCTAAAGAAAAAGGTATGTATAGAGAGTATTATATAGATGGTGCAATTAAAAAAGCAATCTATAGTATCGGATATTCAAAATTAACAATACCTATCACTTTTAAAGCGTTTGTTTATGATAAAAATAAATATACAACTACTGTATCAAGAGGACTGATTAAAACTATTGATAATACAGGAGATGTACATGCAGAACCTATCTACAAAATAAGAGGTAATGGTACTTTGATATTTACAGTAAATGGAGATAACCAAACATTAAAAAATGCACAAGGTGGTTATATCATGAACTGTAGAAACAAGGAACAAGATGTTACTGATTTACAAGGTAATGCGAAAAACGTTACTAGTGATTATCAAGGGAACTATCCTTTATTAAATCCTGGAGAAAATAGAGTCCAGCTTATACAAGGAGATAGTTTAGAAATAGAAGTGTACTGGAGGAA